TCTTATGGATCCAGATATGGAAGAGTTGCCAACAGATATGACAGCAGGTGTAGACTTCCGTCTTAACAAAACATCCAAAGGCGGATATGCAGACTACGGCACAAGTAATTGGGCACGTAGAGATCGTCCATTAACTGATATTGAAACTGCGGCAGTTGAGAAGAATGGCTTGTACAACTTGTCAGACTTTTTACCTAAGAAGCCTTCAGAGGTTGAGGTTAAAGTAATGCAAGAAATGTTCCAAGCATCTGTAGATGGTGAAGCATATGATGCAGAAAAGTTTGGTCAGTATTTCCGTCCAGCGGGAATGCAGGCAAGAACAGGTGATCCGACTAAGGCGGCAAGTGCAAGTGCAACTGCTGTAAGTCAGAGTGCACCAACTGCACCAGTAGCGGCTCCGGTGACGGAACCAGTAGCAACTGCTCCAGTAGTAGAAGCAACTGCGGCGGCACCAGTGGCTGAACCAGCAAAAGACAATAGTGCGGAAGACATTTTAGCAATGATCCGTTCACGTCAAAACTAATACGGCTTTATAGTGAGGGGTCCTTGTGGCCCTTCACAATAATCTGAATAAGGAGATACTATGGCTAATAAAGCATTTGACGTTTCCAAGTTTCGTAAAAACTTGACTAAATCGATCACAGGCATGAGTAGTGGTTTTAATGACCCTACGGATTGGATTAGTACAGGAAACTATGCCCTTAACTATCTTATTAGTGGCGACTTTCATAAAGGCGTTCCATTAGGTAAGGTAACTGTATTTGCAGGAGAATCAGGAGCAGGTAAATCATATATCTGTGCAGGTAACATTGTAAAGGCGGCACAAGATCAAGGTATCTTTGTTGTACTAATTGACAGTGAGAACGCACTTGATGAAACTTGGTTACAAGCACTTGATGTAGATACCAGCGAAGATAAACTACTTAAACTTAACATGAGTATGATTGATGACGTTGCTAAAACTATTAGTACGTTTATGATTGACTATAAAGCAATGGACGATGCAGAACGTCCTAAAGTAATGTTTGTAGTTGACAGTTTAGGTATGTTACTAACACCAACAGATGTTGATCAGTTTAACAAGGGTGATATGAAAGGTGACATGGGTAGAAAACCTAAGGCACTTACATCACTTGTACGTAACACTGTTAACATGATTGGTTCGCATAATGTAGGACTTGTATGTACTAACCACACATACGCATCGCAAGATATGTTTGACCCTGATGATAAGATATCAGGTGGACAAGGCTTTATCTATGCATCTTCAATTGTAGTTGCAATGAAAAAATTGAAACTGAAAGAAGACGCAGATGGTAATAAAATTAGCGAAGTACGTGGTATTAGAGCAGGTTGTAAAGTAATGAAAACTCGTTATGCAAAACCGTTCGAAGGTGTACAAGTTAAAATCCCATACGAAACAGGTATGAACCCATATAGTGGTCTTGTTGATTTGTTTGAGAAAAAGAACATGCTAAAGAAAGACGGTAATAGACTTAGATTCGATTCTAAACACGGAGAAGAAGTTAAGGAATATCGTAAGGCATGGGAAGCAGGTGGTCCATTACTTGACAGAGTCATGATGGAGTTCAGTGAAGTATCCGATGAGGTAATTACAACTGAAGAGGAAGAAATTCCAGAAGCAACCGAAACAGTCACAGAGGAATAAATTATATGAGTATGGATAGTTCACAAATCGTAGACACCTGGAATCTTTTTAAAGAGCATACAGATAAAAAACAAGTAGAAACATTAGCCGAAAGGTTTGTTGATTTACTTGCTGATTATGGTGTAGGTGATGACCAATTAAAAGAATCTTTAGGTACTGATGATCATCTTGATGCGGCAATTAATTATTATCTTGATATTGATGATGAGTTGACTGCGGACGATGACGATTGGGATTAAACATGTGGTATAGCCAAATATCAAAAGATATTAGTAAAATACCTGAGGCGTTAGATTATTATAACGATCAGTTATTACAGGCAAAAAAAGAGATCCGTATTTTCGGAAGTCTTGAGAAGGCCGCGGCAGAGATGCCCGGCCTTGTCGAACAACGTTTCAATCAGTTACAAGAACTTGAAGCAATTTTAGAATATCTTAATATAGAACTACGCAGATTACGTAGCACATTTTTTAAGAAGTATCTTGAAAATTATCAACGATCATTAAGCAGTAGGGACTGTGAAAAGTATGTTGACGGTGAAGCAGATGTAGTTGATATGGAAAAGATTATTAACGAATTTGCATTAATGCGTAACAAATGGTTAGGCATTACTAAAGGCTTAGACCAGAAGCAATGGCAAATTACTAATATTGTTAAGTTAAGAGTGGCTGGTATGGAAGATGCAACAATTTAAACCCAAGTTTCAAATTCCAAAAAGATCACTTGAATTACGCGGACAATTATTTCCATACCTTATTGATAACTTTGACACAAAAATTATTGAATCAAAAGATCAAATCGAACAAGATAGAATTTTAACATTTAGTCACCCATTTTGCGATTGGGTATTTGATGCATTACAAAACAACAAAGAATTAAATTTCTTCCATTTAGATAACGGTTATATAGGCAATTGGAATTACAAACGCCCTATGTATTATCGTATTAGTTATAATTCCCTACAAAACACTAAACCAGGACCTATTAAAAAAAGTAGAATACACACACTTGAATTAGACGATCGTTATCAAGATTGGAATGACAAGGGTGAGTACAACCTATTAGTGATGCCACGTAACACTAATATCTTTAAATACTTAGGACAAGATTACGACGAATGGCGTGAACAAACTATTGCACATTATCAAAATTTAGATGTGCCATTAGTAATAAGAGAGAAGACAGGTAAACGTAGACACAGGTTTGCTGAAATAATACCAATGATGCATAAGGCTAAAAAGGTTATTACGTATCATAGTATGGCAGTTGTTGAAGCATTATGTTTAGGCAAACCAATTGAAGTATTAGGACAAAGTGCAGTTGAACATTGGCAAGGACAGTTTGGATTTGATAGAACACCTATGCTTGAACATATTGCACACAGTCAATTTAGTAGAGAAGAATATGAAAATGGAACTGCATGGGAAGTAACATTTAATTATCAGGTAGCAAATGGATTATAAAGCAAAGATTATATGTTTACAGGACAACGCTCACAGTGTACAAATGGCCGCTGAGTGTGTTGCACAAGCAAACAAGTTTGGAATTAAAGTAGAACAGTTCAATGCTGTCAACGGCAATGACTTTAACATTGCCTGTGCAAAGTACGGTATTACATCTATAAGCAAAGTTAAAAAAGGACGTTTAGGAGTGCTTGGTTGCTTTCTAAGTCATTACGGACTATGGAAAGAATGTGTTGAAAGTAATACACCTTATCTTATTCTTGAACACGACGGATACTTTATTAGACCATTGCCAGAAGATATACTTACAAAATTTAAGCACGTATGTAAATTAGATCAGTATGATCCTTACAGTGGTGCATACAATAACGCAGTTGAACAAAGCATGAAAGAAGATATTGTAGTAGGACCATATCATAACATACATGCAAAAGGTAAACGTACTCTAAAGTATGTAGGTAATTATTTTAGAGGTGCTTGGAGTTACATTATTAAACCAGAAGCCGCACAAAAATTGTTAGACTTTGTTGCTGAACACGGTTATGTTGTAGCGGCTGATCAACAAATTGGGTCTAAGTTATTAGAACTATCATCAACAAATGTACCAGTGGCACGACTACACCCATTCTACTCTATTGGTATAAACATAAACTCAGAAAGTTTAACACAGCATTTAGGAGCAAAGAGTGAGCAAAAAAAATAAAAATTTAGTAAAAAGAGATAATTGGTTTGATGACTATCATGAAATACCACAGTTGGGTATTAAAGGTAAACGTGATCTTAACAGTAGAATTGCTTACTATGATCCAGACGATTTCAAAGATGCTACTGTAGTTGACTTAGGGTGCAACATGGGACAGATGAGTTTTCAAGCATCGACTTGGGGTGCAAAAAATGTTATGGGTATTGAATATGATGCTAATGCAGTAAACAATGCAAATCAAATTAAAGATCAATTAGATATTGAAAATGTACAATTTGTTGTAGATGATTTAGACAGTAATTTTCTTTGGACAAGCATAGACAACTTTGATGTTGTTATGTTTCTTGCAGTTATTGATACTATTGAACTTGAAAATAGATACGGAATTTTAAGCAAAGCATGTCGCAAAACTAACAAAGTTATGTATTTTGAAGGGCATGGTAAACAAACATACAACAAGTATATGCAAAATCTTGTTGAATATACAGACTTCACAGAAATCAAATATATGGGTAACACACCTGTAAGCAGGCCTTTCTTTAGATGTACAAGAGAAAAGATGAAGATTGACGATGCTATACAGGCTATTGTTAATAGCAAATATGATAAAATTGCAGTAGTAGGAAAATCATTTTCAGGAAAAACTTATATTAGAAAGCATTTACAACAGTTAGAACATAAGTTTACTCTTGTAGACGACTTGCTACTTGATCCTATTAAGGGCCAAGAAAACACAAGAATTGATGTAGCGGACTTAAATAATATTGACAAGTTTGTGCTTTTTGATTACAGAGGTTTGGAATATTATCCAGATGTTGATGTAGTGTTTTTTGTAACGCCAAGTATGGAGTTAATTGGGCAAACACGTAAAGAAGTAAAGAAGAATAATAAATCAAAGCCTTTGATTACACCTTCGATCAAAAGTTTTGCAAATGTAAAAGAAGTGTATACTGTAGAGAGAAACAATGAGAATTAAAAGTGCAAAGAAATTCGGAAAAAACTTCCATTATAGATGGAGCACACATCAACCAGTAGTTAGAGCAATGGTTGAATTAATTAACCCCGAACTAATACTTGAATTAGGAGTAGGACGTTATTCAACACCTTTATTTGTTAAATTTCCTGCACAAAAGATTATTCATGTTGAAAGCGAACAAGGTTGGTTAGACTTAGTTAAGAAAGAAAATGCAGACGGTATTACAAGCAAGAGTGAATTTAGACATCACGATATTGCTCCACTTGGTATTGAAAGCATTAAAATTTTACCAAGCCAACTTAACGAATCACAGAAAAGTGCTATTGACAATTACTATCAATCACTTGCAACTGAAATAGAAATAATGCCATACAAGTCAAGTTTAATTTTTACAGACGGCTTTGCTTCTTGTAGAAAATCAACAGTTGATTGTTTAACAGGTGTAACTGATGTTATGATATTTCATGATGCAGAAAAACCTGAAGAATATGGTTATGACAAACTTGAACCCAAGTTGTACGAAACACATGACGAGTATTTGCTAAAAACTGCAACTTCGTGGACAGGGTTTATGATTAAAAAAGACATCGCAACTGAAGAAAGAATTAATGAAGTAATTAACAAGTACGTTGATATCTATATTGCAGAATTAGGAATAGACAGAAAAGGTTTTGAATTAGTTAAAAAATGAAACAACAACTTGTTAAACATATTATAGAAAACTTCACTGACCCATACGAATTACAAAAGACATATCGTAGTCATCCAAGTTATAGTTTACTAACACTTGAGGATTTTGTTCCTAAGCATATTGTTAGTGCAATGGCTAAAGAGTTAGACAATGTTCCACTTGAAGATTGTAAACATTTTACACGAGCAGGTTCGTGTATGTACGAGTATAATGACGTTACAAAAACGCCTGTACAAGATGCAGTTATTGATGCACTACACAGTTCTACATTTATTAAATGGTTACAAGAAGTTACTGATACTGTTGACCTCATACCTGATCCTCACTTAATTGGTGCAGGATATGTAAAGTCACTAACAGGTGATAGTTTAAAAGTACACTGTGATTTCAATTGGAACGAGCAAATACGATTGCATCGTATGTTAAGTTTAGTAATATATCTTAATGATGATTGGAAAGAAGAATGGGGCGGACAGTTACAGTTCTATGATAGAGAAAGACAAACTGTACACAGTAAAGTTCCTGTTGGTAATGGTAATGCTGTTATATGGAGTTATGATAACTTTGCATTTCACGGATATCCAAATCCAATGACAAATCCAAAAAATACAAGTAGAAAAGCATTACGTTTGTTTTATTATGTTAGTAATGCTAAACATGATGATAAACACCCACCACACAGAAGCCTGTACTGGTTTGATGATAAAGAAAAGGTACCTTACGATAAGCCATGGACCAAATAAGATTAGACATACCCGACCTACCATATAAGAATGTTCTTTGGGAAAACAAAGACAATGTAACTGATGAAGGTAGAGCAACTGCTTTTGAATCACAAAATAAAAAATATCATCTTGCAGGTTACACAGCAGAGAATACAAAATACAAACAAGCATTTCCTGAAACTTATAATTTTATAAACTTTAGTAAGACGTTGTTTGATAGATGCACAATAGCACTAATGCAACAAGCACCAGGACAAGTTTTACCAGAACATGTTGATACATTTTACATGTTTGCCAAGCATAACAATGTTCACCCTGATGGGTGTATCCGTGTTAATATATTCCTTGAGGATTGGCAAAGTGGACATTACTTTGAAATAAACAAGACTCCTATTACAAATTGGAAACGTGGAGATGCTGTTATTATCGAAAAAAATGAACCACATCTAAGTTCTAATAGTGGAATGTCGCCTAAGTACACAATGCAAGTAACTGGAGTAAAGAATGAATTTAAGAGGCGCTAAACCTGTAACAGATAATGCAATTAAGAAGTTTATTACAGGACTTAACCCTGTAAGTGATTTATATAATGAAGAATTACCATCAACATTTACTAAAGCATTTATGGATTGGATTAGTGCAAGTGGTAACAATACATTATCAGGTCTTGATTTATTTCCAAGTCAAAAGTTAGTTTGTGGAACTGTACAAGCATTTGATCACTTTTATTTTAGACACAAAACAAGACGCTTTAGATTTTTCAGAGGCGAATTTATGTATCACAGTGCATGTTTGAAACATGGTTGTGATTGGGAATACATTGAAGACGAACCACTTGATCATGATGACGTATTAATCATAAGTGTACCTTTTAGCGACCATGGTAAACAGCATGTTGACATGGAGTACTACTTAGACCAATGTAATACTTTAGAAATTCCTGTGCTACTTGACTTTGCATATTACCCTTGTACAAAAAATATTAACGTAGATTTAGCACAATGGAAATGTGTACAAACTATTACGTTTAGTATTAGTAAAGCATTTTATGGTGCTGAGTTTTTACGTGTAGGAGTACGTTGCGAACGTATAGACACTGATGACGGTATTGATGTGTTTAACTCAGTAGAAATGAATAACAGAATTGACATAAGTATTGCATATAGCCTGATACAAAAGTTTTCAGTTGATTGGAATTGGCAACAATATACAAGTGCTTACAACCAAGCAATTGAAGATAAAAACTTGTTACCAACAGACTGTATTATGTTTGGAATCGGAGACGATAAGTGGAAAGATTACAACAGAGGCAGTCAGTTAAACAGAGTTTGTATTAGCGAATTAATTGGTGACATAGTTAATGGCAAATGAATTTGTAATTAAGACAGACGGTAAATTAGAAACATACACAGAGTTTGATTCTATACCAAACGAGTTTGATCATATAATTAAGTTTGCACCAGAAGTTCCAGAGCCACCACACTCTGATGAACAACATAAGGAAATAGAATCTTGGAACACAAAGTTACAAGAATTAATAAAGAGGGAGAAATCATATGCCAGCAGTAACAAGAATAGGTGATGCGGACGTTGCTCACTGTAGCGGAATGACACGGGCAGTAGGCTCTGGTAATGTATTTGCTAACAACATTCCTGTTTCAAGACAGGGCGACGACAACACAGGGCACTTACTTCCGGGTGTACCTTGTCCATCACACTCTGCACCAATAGCAGTAGGATCAACAACAGTATTCACAAATAGCGTAGGCACAGGCAGAATCGGCGATGCTATATCAGGTTGCACAAGTGTAGCGGCTGGCAGTCCTAACGTTTTCGCAGGCGGATAAACCAAACCACTTCTGGCACTAAATCTTAGGTTAGGCATTTAAATATGACTACTAACCAAGGAGATTAATATGACAGTAGTAAGCAGTCACAACGACTGGGATCCATTAGAAGAATGTTTTGTAGGTATTGCAGACCACGCAAGAATACCAACAGTAGATAAATCAACACATAGTTTTGGCTTTGCAGATTGCAAATACGAACACATCAAAGACTTAGAAGGACCAAGTCCTAAGTGGGTAATTGACGAAGCAAATGAAGATCTTGACGGTCTTGCTAAACTTTTAACTAACCTTGGAGTTAAAGTTAGACGACCTGAATCAATTGATCACAGCGTAGAATTTGGATCTCCAGATTGGAAAACTACAGGCTGGTACACATACTGTCCACGAGATTTATTATTGCCACTTAACAATGTTATTATTGATTGTCCGGGTGCAATGAGAGCAAGACAATACGAAACTACAGCATACAGAGAATTTTTATACGAAGCAATGGCTGGCGGTTCACAATGGATTAGTGCGCCTCGCCCAAAACTACTTGATGACATTTATCAACTTGAAGACCTAAGTATTCCTACTCTTAAAAATAATGAGATTGTATTTGATGCACCTAATGTTGTGCGTCTTGGTAAAGACTTATTATATCAAGTTAGTAACTCAGGTACATTGCTTGGTGGACAATGGTTAAAAACTATATTAGAACCATTAGGATATAAAATTCATCTTGCTGAAAAGTTTTATAGTTATTCACATTTTGACAGTACTGTAATTCCTTTACGTCCTGGACTTGTGTTGTTTAACGGAGATAGAATTAACAAAGACTGGTACCCACCTATCTTTAAAGACTGGGATAAGATTTTCTTCCCAGGTGATAAGGTACATGATATTGGTACTAACTTGCCGAACAACGTTTCGCCATGCAGTAAGTATATTGGTCTGAACTTTATGAGTGTTAATGAGAAACTTGTAATTTGTGACGAGAATCAAGAACCATTGCGTAAAGAATTAGATAAATGGGGAATTGAATCAATAGCATTACCAATGCGTCAAGCACGTACATTGAGTGGTGGTTTCCATTGTGTTACTTTAGATACGAAACGTAAAGGCACATTGGAAAGTTACTTTGAGTAAACGCGGTTATCATATACCAAATCTTGAATACATGATCACGACAAGTTGTGATCTGGCATGTCCAGGTTGCGATAGGTTCATTGATCACAACTTACCTTTTGTAGAATCATTTGATAACATTGTTAGTAATATGGAAGCATGGGGCAAACGTCTTGACCCGGACCATGTTACTATCATTGGTGGTGAACCGTTATTACATCCACGCATATACGATATACTAAAAGAAGCAAGACGCATATTTGATCATGCAGTCATTGAAGTTTATACTAACGGATTCTTGTTACCCAAGCGTCCGGATATACTAAAGGTCCTTAAGAAAATAGGCAGAGCAAAAATTAGTTGTAGTTTACATAATAAAAATCCTAAGGTTAGAGAACTTATTGAAACTAATTTATGGAATGCTTTTTACAGCAAAGGCAACTGGAGTATGGTTAGTAATATTGCACACAAGCAAGACGATGTTGAAGTAGAAGTTACTGATCCTACAGTAGGTGGCTGGTATGATTATAGGCAAACAATCAACGGCAAACTAAAACCATGGACTGACAAAGACCCTGAAGCAAGTTATAAAGCATGTGGTGTAAACATATATCCTATAATATACAAAGGACAGTTATACAAGTGTCCGCCTATTAGTATGGTACGTACATACTTAGGCAAAGCACAACAACTTGATGATGTTGATTGGAAACCATATGTAGATTACCAAGGACTTAACATTGATGTACAAGAAAGTGAACTTGAAGAATTTGTCAAAAATATTTTCAAGCCACATAGTATTTGTGCAATGTGTCCTGCTAATCCAAAACTAAAACCACAAGACGAAGCAGTGGTTAAGAATGTAAAATTGATATGAAAAAAATACCTTTAATTACTATGGACAGTAACTCCAGAAGTCTCGGTACGTTTATTGAGAACTTCAAGGGTATTATTGATTTTGAAGGACATAATGATAAAGTACTCGAGGACCAAGATAAACTTGTAGTATTCTTTGAATATGTAGGAGACAATGATTACACATTTGAAACATTTACTAACTTTTTTAAAACGTATAAAATACCAACCTTTCTTGTTATAGATGACTCATACGAAGGACTTACAGACGATGCATTTCTTGCATTAGTAAAACAAACAGTATTAGATAATCCGTATATTATAGATTGGGTAATATTAACAAACAATAAGTTGTTAAACACACCTAATAAAATTTACTTTAATGTACAAGTACACTTAGATAGGTATGACGGCATTGACATACGTAATCATCTTAACAAAGACTGGAATGGCAATAGTAATTTACGTAAGAAAAAGTTTTTATGTTTAAACAGACAAGAACGGTTGCATAGGCTATTAGTTACAAACTATTTGTTACAAAATGGTATTGCAGATCACACATTTTTAAGTTGTCCACTTGGCAACTACAAACATGTACTCGAAGGAAATTTACAACAACAAGAACATAGAAAATACCTTGATGTTAGTTTACACAATGTACAACTTCAAGATAGCGTTGTACAAACATTAAAAGAAAACTTGCCTATTGAATTAGATTTAAATGAAGTTACATACAAATCAATGTCAAGAAGTTTACCAAGTGCAGACACATATTACAGTGAAAGTTATTTTAGTATTATTACTGAAGGTGATTTTTACGATCAGGATAGACAAGCATTTACAGAAAAAGTTCTAAAATGTTTTTTATACAAACATCCGTTTATTATTGTTGGTCTTAAAGATACACTTAAATTATTACGTGATATGGGTTTTATGACGTTTAATGAAATTATTGACGAACGTTATGATAGTATTAAAGACGCATCTCTTAGATTAGACAGTGCAATGGAACAAGTTAAAAAATTAAATGAATTAAACATTCACGAAGTACGTGACTTGTATAATAGTTTAACTCCTGTTCTTGATTACAACAGAGAACATTATCTACGATTGTTTAAAGAAAAGCAACCAGTTGAATTGCTACACAAGATTAATTCTTTTGTAAATGATTAATAATAAAATCTTTATTAGGTAAATTTAATTCTTTTGCATTATTAATAATTTGATTCTTTGCGTTTAAATCAAGTTCTTTAATGTCTAAATCAAATGGATATGTTAACACGTTAATATACCAACGTGCTTCGAATCTTGTACAGAAGTCGTGTAAGTCCTTTAGCCCCATGTGATTGTTTTTGTGTAGTACAGAATTAAATTCTAATACGTACATGTTATTGTACACCCAGTCAATAAACTTAACTACATCAGGCCATTTAGTTCCGCTACGTACACGTTCTCCAAGTTCACCTATACCGTCAATACTTAATATAAAAGTTACTTTCTTATAATGCTGTAGTTCTTCAACAACTTCATCGTTGGGTATAAACGTTCCGTTAGTATTGTATATGACTTCAACTTTGTTTTTGTTTTTTACTTGACGTAACAGTTTCAAATGTCTGTTAGTAATTAACGGTTCGCCTCCAAGAAACAATATCTTTTCAAGTGCCTCTGGTACATTTGTAACCTCATCAATTTCCATCAACTTGTGTTTCGGTGCACCATAAATTTCTTTTTCTTTTACAATCCAACTTGTACTGAATTCTGAATTACAACCATCACAAGTTAAATTACACAAGTTATCAAAACCAATTTCAAGAAACTTTAGTTCAACTTTGTCCATTGTGTATTTCTCGTTGAACTCCTCACGTAAACTTTTGTGTCCTATCTTTTCTTCATAGAAACACTTTTCACAACCTTTGATAAACTCGCCTTTGGCACTTTGCTCACGTAAGTCCTTGTATGCATCGCTGTGTAATACGTTATCAACATCTCCATCAAATGTATCAATAGAGCGTTTGAATCGACAACAGGGATAGACTCTATTGCCACTTCGTATATTAGTATGGTTCCAAAATGCACTACACTTCATAGTATGGTATCCAATGTTTATCTAAATCATTTTTTAGACATTTGGTTGCTAATTCTAACACACTTGTATAATCAATTTCTACTTTTGGTTCATTTCTAAACGGATCAAATACAAATCTGTTATCCTTATTTACTATGTCAATCTCATTAGTATGTATGTTGATAAACATAGGTATACTGGCGTCTAAGACGCATTTTAAAGCGTCTACAGTACACAAAGCATAGTCTACACGAGCAACAGCATACTCTAATGATTCAGGGGTATATACAGGCATTTTAACCACGTTTACACGTTCCAATAACCATTGTTCTATATGTGTATCTAATGTAGAATCTCCTAACGGTAGCAATAGAACATTACTGAACTTATTTTGATTTGAGTTCTTGATTAGTTCTAATACTTGTTCGTCGGTCATTTTTTGATTATTTCGAGATCGAAAGTAATAATGTCTAACGGCTTCTCGCTTATATTAGGAGTTGTACTTAGGTCAAGATAGCCTGGAATAAAATACATTTCTCCTTCTGGCATTGGCAAGAATGTTTGCCAACTGTTATATGCATTTTTATTCTCTACTGGAATTTTACTAAAGTAGTATTCGCTTACAGGATTGTCTACTACAAGTCCACCACTTTTTGGATCACTGGTTACAAAGTACATGCCTGAATAGAAACTATCTGTCTTTTTAGTCTTAGTTAGGCACCCGCCCGGCATTACTGTTTGAACGTATGCTCTGGTAATAGCAATGTGTTGTCCTTGTTTAACTTCAAACTTCTCAGAAATCTCTTTAACAAATGTCTTAACATCTTCACTTTCGCTGATGTGTTTGAACGCATTATTAGTATGAAAGTTATCCTTGCTCTGCCAAGTATTAATATGTTGTATATTTGTATTATTGGTTTGCTTTTGGTAATCTTCAACAATTCTATCAAATAATTTTTTGACGTCTTTGTGCTTTGAAAATGTAACTCTACTGATGCTGTTTACAAATAAATTTAAAGTGTCCATGCAATTACTTATTGAGCAACCACGATTAAACAAAGTTATCTGGCACTAAATTAAATACAACTATGAAGTATGTATTAGTTACAGGTGGCTTTGATCCACTACACTCAGGTCATTTAGCGTACTTTAAAGCGGCAAGGAAACTTGGTGACAAACTGGTAGTTGGACTAAACAGCGATGAGTGGTTGACAGAAAAGAAAGGTCAACCCTTTATGCCATTTGCAGAACGCCTTGCTATCATAAGCGAACTTGAATGTGTTGACAGCGTATTAAGTTTTGATGACAGCGATGGTACAGCATGTGGAGCAATATTCAAACTAATGGCTACTACTACAGGTGAGTATGTATTTGCTAACGGCGGCGATAGGGTTGATGGCAACGTACCCGAGTATGCTACATATGGTGACAAAATAGAATTTGCATATGGGGTAGGTGGTACAGACAAAATAAATTCAAGTAGTTGGATTTTAGAAGAATATAAAAATCCTAAAACAGTTCGTAGTTGGGGTTGGTATAGAGTACTTGACAACAAACCAGGTTATAAAGTTAAAGAACTTGTTATCGAGCCTGGTAAGAGTCTGTCAATGCAAAGACATAGACATAGATCAGAAAACTGGTATGTGTTAAAAGGTACCTGTGTTATTCAGACTAACTATAACAACAGAGACGAAAAAGTAACAGTAGATACAAATCGTTCTTATACGATAAATCAAAATGTATGGCACAAGGGTATTAACAACACACAAGAATATTGCCATATACTTGAGGTACAGTTTGGCGAACATTGTATTGAACAAGATATAGAAAGAAAAGAAGAATGAAAATTTTTGTAGGATACGATACCAGAGAAGACATTGCTTACCAAGTATGTAAGCACAGCATTGAATCACTATGCCCAACAGCAGAAGTAATTCCTTTAAAGCAAAACGAGTTAAGGAATGACAAGTTGTATTGGAGAGGTGAAGACAAACTTGCTTCAACAGAATTTACATTTACACGTTTCCTTATCCCACACTTAATGAATTACAATGGCTGGGCATTGTTTATTGATAGCGACATTGTGTTTACAGAAAATGTAAAAAACTTATTTGATCTTGCAGACGACAAGTATGCTGTTATGTGTGCCCAACACGATTATACACCCAAGCCTGGAACAAAGATGGACGGACAAGTACAAACACAATACCCACGTAAGAACTGGTCAAGTGTTGTGTTATGGAATTGTGGACACCCAAGTAATCAAGCAGTAACAATTGACAGTGTAAACAATCCTAACTACGATGGAAAATACTTTCACAGATTTAGTTGGCTCAAGGACGAAGAAGTAGGACAAATCAGTCACGAATGGAACTGGCTTGTTGACTGGTACCAAGAACCTGAAGACGGAACCCCAAGAGCATTACACTACACAGAAGGCGGTCCTTGGTTTGAAAATTACAGACACTGCGACTATGGTGATGTTTGGAAAAAATATCTAACAGATATGATGTACACAAATGACGATACCGGAAAAAATTAAAGACTTGGCATTCGGTCAGTTATCAAATGTGAGTGAACAGTTTAATAATCTATCTCCATGTCCATACGCAAAAGCAACTTTTGTAAATGATAAAATATCATTTGTAGAATCAGACCATAAAGATTTTTTAGATACAGTTACGCAAGAGATAGAAAAGTTTGACGGAACTAAAGACGTTGTTATTGTGTATTCTGTACACAATCCATTTGGCTTAGACTATCTTGAAGGAACTATTGAAGGCTTAAATTTTATGTTGAACAAGCGTGGCAAAGACATTTGGCTTTTAGGATTTCATGATGAATGGACAATGATATTCATACAAAAGATTACAAAACTTGATGATGCCAGTATCGAGTTAGAAAAGAAAGGTTACTACAATAACTATAATAAAGAACAATATTACCACTACGTAAGTAAACGAAGGAAATTAAGAAATAGATATGATGCTGAATAAAAGACCAAAATGTTTTGTAACAGATACTACTGATGAAATTGTTAAATGTCTAACAGAATCTTTTTCTGTTATAGAACCCACAGGACATAAAGTTCTTTTAAACGATTCCTCAGACACTCCTCTTGTTATTAGGGGTATGACTGAACGTAAGGTTATACAAGTAGCAGAAAAACAAAACCGTGATTATTTTTATATTGATACAGGGTATATGGGCAATCTACATAAGCGTAAAGATTTTCATCGTGTAGTTAAGAACAACGTGCAACATATGAAGCCACGCTACGATCTTCCAGATGATAGATTTAAGCAGATACCACTGTCAATGAGTAGTATTAGATTTAGAGGTTGGCGCAGAGCTGACGGCCCTATTCTTGTTGTTACTCCATCAGCAAAGCCTTGTAACTTTTATAACATTGATAGAGATACTTGGGTAGAAGAAACATTATCAGAGATTAAAAAATATACTGATAGAGAAATTATTATTAGAGATAAAGGGTTACGTAGAGAACGTGTAGGTGACTTTAGTGTACCTATGCAACTTGTGAATGACAATATACATTGTGTTGTAACATACAATAGTATTGCGGCAACCGAAGCAATTAGTACAGGAGTTCCTGCGGTAGCACTTGCTCCAGGTGCGGCTGATGAGTTATGTACAAAGACGATTGCTGAAGTAGAAAGTCCTTATTATCCAGACGAAGAAAAAGTTTTACAGTGGCAAAATTGGTTAGCATATTGTAACTACACGACAACAGAACTGCGTAACGGCAGGGCATTAGATATTGTAGAGGAGTTTAATCTGTGTTAACAGTTGCATCATACATGAAAGTAATTCCGCCTGGGAATTCAAATCCAGAAAAACCAGCACTACTTAAAAATTTTATTCAAGGTGTAAATCTTGTAGGAGATAGAGGATTAATTGTCGACTCTTATCATCCTATAGACACAGACGTTGCAGTGATACAAGGCTTTGTACATGCTAACAGTAAACAAACACCACACTTAAAATTACGTAGACAAGTTTATGACAATCAATTAAAACGTGGAAAGCGTTGTATTATTGTTGACAGTAATTTGTTTCTTGCATTTGATAAAAACAACAGTAACACATATCTCCGCTACAGTTATGATGGTATATTTGCCAACACAGGCGAGTACTGTAACGCCCCAGAACATGTTGACAAAGTGCGTTGGCAGAAAATGAAAAACCAATTAAAGATAGAAGTTAAGCCTTGGAGAATACAAAACAGTGGACATATTTTAGTTTGTTGCCAACGTAATAACGGTTGGAGTATGCAGGGACAAAATGTATTACAATGGTTACGACAAACAGTTGAACGTATTAGAGAACATATAGATGCTCCTATTATTGTAAGATTTCATCCAGGTGACAAGCACAAAGATACGTATGAGCCACAGATACGAGATCTAAATGTTAGCGTTAGTCATAGTAAATCTATATTTGATGATTTACAAGGAGCAAGAATATGTGTTGGACATAATAGTAGTCCAACTATCATTGCCGCTATTCAAGGTGTTCCTATTTTCTTAACAGACCCGGGACGTAGTCAAGCAAAAGATGTTGCTAACTACAATTTTAAATATCTATCACAACCAGAAGAATTTGATAGAGGACCATGGCTTGAGAAACTTGCACAATGTCATTGGACACTTGAAGAACTTAAAGATGGTAGTTGCTGGAAACACATGAGGAAGTATATACAATGAAAGTATTAGCAATAACAACATTCCATCAAGAAGGTCTGGAGTTATACGGACAACGTTTTATAGATACGTTTGCACAAAACGTAGACAAGCAGATTGATTTAGTTGTTTACACAGAAGATTGCACACCTACCAATCCACAACCAGATAGAATTCAAATAGTTGATGCAAAGCAAGTATTACCAAAATTAAATGCATTCAAAGAAAAATGGGGAAGTGTAGATAAAGCAAACGGAATATGTCCTCCAGATATTAAAGCAAGACGACCACGCGACTGGCACAAGAAGTTTAAGTGGGACGCTATTAGGTTTGCAAACAAAGTGTATGCAGTGTATGATGCTTGTACACAAACACAATACGATTTAGTAATATGGATTGACGGCGATACTGTTTGTCATAGTCCAATCACACAAGACAAACTTGTAAGTTTCTTTCCAGAACAAAACTGGTTAGCGTATTTAGGACGTGGCAAGAAATGGCCTGAGTGCGGATTTTATGGTTTGTATATTAATCAACAAGGTGCTATTGATTTTCTCAAAGAATTTGAACGTGTGTATGAAGACGCTGACAATGGTATCTTTACAATGGAAGAATGGCACGACAGTTATGTATTCGATGAAGTACTAAAGAAGATTAGAGTACAACATCCTAACATTACAGACCTAAGTGGACATCTTGTTAAAGGTGAAGGACATCCTTTGATTAATACAGAACTTGGTGCATACTTTGATCATCTTAAAGGTGCTCGGAAAAATGTAGGTAAAAGTAAACTACAAGATTTATTTAAAGTACGCAAAGAAGAATACTGGAAAGATGCCAAGTGAAGTTTGGTTTGTTTACACACAATGGTGCATTAAATTCAAAGCCTGTCTTTGAAGCATTTGCTAATGGTGTAGCACATCTGGGACACGAAGTTGTGTACAATGACATCAATGCCGATGTTGCTGTTATATGGAGTGTACTATGGCATGGTAGAATGTCAGCAAACAAAAACGTGTGGGACACATTTATAAAACAAAATAAAAAAGTTATTGTACTTGAAGTAGGTGCATTGTTTAGAGGCACTACATGGAAGGTAGGCATTAATGGTATTAACAAAGATGCTACATTTCCTAAAGGCAATAATAATTCTGACCGTGCTACACAGTTTGGACTTGAACTTAAACCATGGAACACTGACGGCAGTAAGATTGTAATTTGTACTCAGCATGATAAAAGCGAACAATGGACTAACATGCCTACTATCAATCAATGGGTAGGTAACATGGTAAACGACATACGAGCATATACGGACAAAGAAATAATTATCCGACCACACCCACGTTGTAAAATTAACATTCCGGGCGTTAGAACCATAATACCAAAACAAATACCAGGCACATATGATGATTTTGATTTAGAGTTTGATGATGTATATGCTGTAGTAAATTGGTCAAGTAATCCTGCAACTCAAGCAGTGATGGCTGGCATACCTGTATACACTGGACCAAGTAGCCTTGCATGGGACGTTAGTATAAAAGATTTACAAAATATAAACGATCCTAAACTGCATGATAGAACACAGTGGCTCAACAATTTGGCATACACAGAATGGAGTGTGCCGGAAATATCTCAAGGAATCCCAATAAAACACTTGACTTCTGAATTATAATACTGTATAATGCTATTATAAGTTTAGGAATCACAAATGAACCACGATTACAAAATTGAAGATTTATTAGAAGCACTTGTAGGATTAACAGTCCTGCCGGGTAAGCATTGGAAAGATAAATGCTTTCAATTACATGTTGACAACTCAAAAGTATTAAACAGTATTGGACATCAAGTGTTCAAAGGTTCTGCACTAACACAAAAGCAACATGCACTTGTTAAGAAATTACTGCTTGAGTATTACACTGAACAGTTTACAGAACAAGGTATTGATATCACTAAACACGTTGATCAAATTAGAGAGCCTTATAGAAATGTAGACAAAAGTCATTGGGTTAAGTTTACACCAACTTCAAACGGTACCTTTGTAAGCATTAGATTTCCTTTTAGTAATCAAGTTATTGAACACCTTAACGATCTTAAAAATAATGATCTAAGTAAAGATGAATACTTCTATGAAAAACATACGCACAACTTTTTGGCAACTGAACAGAATGTTTATAAAGTTGTAACTATTGCAAATAAATTTAAAGAACAGTTTGATGTTGACACAGACGTACAATTATATTATAATGAACTTGTAGAATTTACTATGAATAAAGATAAGATTATTCCAGGCATATATGAAAATGAATTTAAAAATATGAGTAGTAGTTTAGCAGAAAAGTTGTCAGCAAGATATAATAACCCTAACGAGTCACTACTTGAACTTTGGGATAGACGTTACTTGTACGGACTACATCGTTTTCCAGACTTTACATTCCCCCAGGATCTTACAACGTTGACACACAAGTTATTAGATAGAAAAAATAGTTCAGTGTTTATTAGATCAACAGAATGGACATTGAATCAAGTATTAGAATCGTTAAATGAACTAAACAGGTTTCCGTGTATTATGCTCATTGATCCTGACGTGGCATCTGATCATTTAAGTATGATTTATAATGCATGTAACGGGTTTTTAGCAAACGAAGAAATATCCGTTATGTTTAGATTGGACAACAAGACCAATGGTGAATTTAACCAATTCATCAGGGATAAGGGATTAAATAATAATATAAGCAGTAAGACAAGACTTGTCGTTGCTAATCGTAAGAAGATAACAAAGCCTATTATAAAGTCTAATTGGGAACCAGTATGTGTACTATCACTTGGTGACTCAAGAGGTTCACACTCATACGCAAGAGAGTACGTAGAAAGATTTGATTTGAAATTATTTTGGACAGTAGAAGACAGTATGATATCAACATACACAAGACACCGTGACACAACATACACAACAGGAGTGCAGACTATATGAGCAGTTGTAGAATAGTAATACACGATGAAGTTAACTTTAAAGTTGAAAACTTGTCTGTTGATGTACGTAGAAAGATTGCGAATAAGTTAAAGTTTCAAGTTCCGTATGCACGTTACTTGCCACAATACAAGTTAGGTCGTTGGGACGGAACTGTAGGATTCTTTGGCTTAGGCGGCAGTGGTTACATTAATCATCTTGATGTTGTACTGCAAGTATTAAATGAACAAGGTGTTGAAGTTGCAGAAATTACAGACAACAGAGAAACACACAATTTAAAATTTAGTAAGATCGATGAAAACTATTTTGCGGCAAAGAGTTGGCCTAAGGGACATCCAGCAGAAGGTGAACCTATTGTATTACGTGACTATCAAGTAGAAACAATTAACAACTTCTTAGATAATCCACAAGCACTACAAGAGGTTGCAACTGGTGCAGGTAAAACTATTATTACTGCTTGTCTATCACACATTACAGAGAAACTTGGTCGGACGTTAGTTATTGTTCCTAACAAATCACTTGTTACACAAACAGAAGAAGACTATGTTAACTGTGGATTAGACGTAGGTGTATACTTTGGTGATAGAAAAGAATTAGGTAGAACACATACTATTTGTACTTGGCAAAGTTTAAACATACTTGACAAACGTAACAAAGACGGACAAAGTGTTTTAAGTCTTGCAGAGTTTTTAGATGATGTAAAAACTATTATTATTGACGAAGTACACCAAGCAAAAGCAGAAGTACTTAAGAAACTACTAACACAAAATTTAAAGAATGCTCCGTTACGTTGGGGACTAACAGGAACAATACCTAAGGAACAATTTGAGTTTCAAAGTATTCTTGCAAGTTTAGGTCCTGTCATTGGTAACATCAGTGCAAAAGAATTACAAGACAAAGGTGTATTGAGTAAGTGTCATGTTAATGTATTACAAATGATTGACACACAAGTACACAGGGATTATCAAAGCGAACTAAAATATCTAACAACAGACGAAGGTCGTTTAGAATATATTGGTAAGTTAGTAGGCACAGTTTCAGAATCAGGTAACACACTGATACTTGTTGATAGAATATCAGCAGGTGAAAAATTATTAAGTCTTCTTCCAGAGGCAGTGTTCGTCAAAGGCGATGTTAAACTTGCAGATAGAAAAGACGCATACGATGAAATTAAAGAAGGTACGAACAAAATTATTATTGCAACATATGGTGTTGCGGCTGTGGGTATTAACATACCACGTATCTTTAATTTAATACTACTCGAGCCAGGCAAGAGTTTTGTCCGAGTGATTCAATCAATTGGCAGAGGCATACGAAAGGCACAAGACAAGGACTTTGTACAGATATGGGACGTTACGTCCACATGCAAATATGCAAAGAGACATTTAACATCACGTAAGAAGTTTTACAAAGAAGCAGAATATCCGTTTACGATTGAAAAAGTAGATTGGCAAAAATAAAGGAAACTACATGAATATATTAACATTAGATAATAAAGCCTTTTCACTTAACAACCTGCCAGAACAGATTGAAGAAGATATTAGATTCAGTGTATTAGATAATGCGGATCCAAAAAATCCGGATTTCTTTTTTATACCTCTAATATTTTTAGAAAGTTTTAGTTCTCCGGCGATTGTTATGGAGATTAATGGTAAAGAAATTAGTATGCCACTTGACTGGCATATTGCAGTAGGAGACTCCGAGACTGGAAACGATCTCGAGATTCTACCACTAACAAGTATTAACGACAGAGGATTTGAAGCATTTGTTTTTAATCCACTAAAGAGTTACAAGCCAGACTTTGGAAGTTTAAAAGTTACAAACTTCTATAATGATGTTAAATGGCATGTACCTAAAACTAAGAACGGACAATTATTAAGTGTACCAATTGAAGACGGACCTAATCCATTGTGTGCATTTTTTATTAAAGATGTATCAAGACAAATTGAAACAATTGACTATGGAGAACTATTTTAATGAATGCATTTGTAGTGTATGTTTGGATGACTGTGGCGTATATGCCATGGGATATTGTTAAGGTGGGCGAGTTCGCAAACTGTGAGCAAGGTATTGCTACAGCAAATAATTTATATCCGGGATACGTAGCACTACATTGTATCACACCTGACTTGGTACCTCCTGGAGGTTTTCCTGAATGAAGTTGTACTCTAAGCATTATCAAAACCAATTAAGAAAGTTACACCAGCTCAAGTCAAGTTTTGGCAGTGCTGGAAAGTACAAAGGACTTAATGAATGGATTGATAAATGGTCACCTCAGAGTTTAACTGACTATGGTTGTGGTAAAGGAAACGTCATGAAAGAAATTGGTAAACGTTATCCTACATGCCACCTGCAAGGTTATGATCCAGGTGTGGTTGAATATAATCAAATACCTGAGTTCGCAACAGACTTGCTAATGTGTACAGATGTACTTGAACACATTGAGCCTGAAATGATTGACAATGTGTTACAACATATTAATACATTGTTTAAGAAGAGTGCATTCTTGTTAATTGATACAAGAGAAGCAATCAAAACATTACCGGATGGTCGTAACGCACATTTGATAATTGAAGGTAAGGATTGGTGGACTGAAAAAGTCACTAAGAACATAAAAGGAAATGTAGTAGTAAATGCACTTCAAAAACAACAAAAAATATTAATGGTGGTGGACAAGTGAACCAAGCAGTAATGAGTATAAGAAATATTGATGGCAAGGTAGTAAAGGAAGACGATAGATATCTTGTAAGAGATAATACAGAATTAAATAATTTAGTTGTTAGTAGTACAAAACTTAAACCTAACAAAGCAACATCTGGTCATAAACATGATGGTCAGGAAGAAGTGTATATGTTTATTGAAGGCGACGGACACATGACATTAGATGACAACCGCTTTCAAATTAGAGAAGGACAAATGGTCTTAATTGAAGATGGAGTATTTCACAAAGTAGAAGCAGGCGACAACGGTTGCTACTTCGTTTGTGTATTCGATGGAAAGCGATATACGTAATGGAATCTATTTTAATATCACCACAGTTAGTATATAAAGTTAACTGTCCAATAGACTTAACCCCTATTGCTGAACGTAGTGCAAAACTATTAGACACTATTGTTGATCAAGGCGAAGTAGAGCAAGATGGTGGTATTACAAGTACAGGACATCTTGATGCTCCACACTTATGGGAAGAAACAAGACTATTGAACGGTTGGTTAAAAGGACAAGCAAATAAAGTTTTAGAAGCATGGGACTTGAACTACAACACATTTGGTATAACAAAGAGTTGGGTCAACAGTCACTTTGAAGGTGCATGGACAGACACACACGATCACGGTGATAGTCATCTTGTTTGTAGTGTGTATATACAGCAACCAGAGAATGGTGGCAACTTAGAATTTGAAAATAAAGAAAGAACATTGTTTGCAGGCTATCCACGTTTCGCTCAAAATCAATCAAAACTTCATAACTACTTTACAGAGGTTGAAGTCAAACAGGGTGACGTAGTATTCTTTCCAGGCTGGTTAAGCCATAAGAGTCAACCAAATAAATCATTACAACGTAGAATTGTAATGGGAATGAATTGGCACTGTGCGTTAGAACGTCCACAACAGTTAGACAACAACCATATAACGAGGCAAGATGTTTAGTATTTTTAATAAGCCAAGCAAAATAACATTAGATTGTTTTACTGATCAACGTATTATCTATGATGCGTATGAGCCCGAACTTGCCAAAGACACAATGCCTGATTGGTGGAAGAAGATGGCATCAACACGTAAGTTTGATAGCATGACATACCAAGGCTTAGACAATGCTACACTAAAACGTTGCCCACACGTAAACGAATTATTAACAACAGGCGTTATGTTTCCTGCCTGGATGCAGTTAAAAATTAAAACATTTGATCAACCTAATCAAGCAATGATCCAAACGTATCCAGAAGGCAGTCCTGTTATACCACACGACCCACAAGACTATGCACACCACAAGCCAAACATGTTTCATGGTAAAGTAATGAGTCCGTGGCAGATAAGAGACACAAGCGGAACTAAATGGTTATGGACAAGTCCACAATGGCACATGACTAATCCAATAGAGTATTGGACAGTTCCTGCTATATCAGAGTTCAAGTATCAACACGCAACTATTGTTAACTTGATGGTACCATTCAACAGTGAACTAAACGTTGAGCCAGGTGATCCGTGGCTACACTTGGTGCCACTATCAGACAAACGGATCGAATTAAAAACACATTTGGTTTCTTCAGAAGAACTGAAAAAGATGAACAGTCTTATGATGGGCGTAGGAAGTTATTCACGTTTTATGAACCGAATGAAAAAGAAAGGAAAGTAATGCGATTATTAATTTTTATTTTAGTATTATTTACAGCAGTGGCTATCTACACAGACACAGGCGTAGACTTTGAGGATACAAAAACTATAGAGGAGTTAGGGAAATGAGTCCAAGCAATGAAGAAAAACTTTTAAAAGATATCGAGTTGTTAAGTGTAAAAGTAGACAAGTTGCAATTAACTGTTGAAGCATTAGATAATAAACTTGAAAATCATATTGGCTTTATTGACAAAACATATGAAGGCTTACGTAATCCAATTGATGCCGCAAAAAGGTTTTTAAAAAGATGAAAGTAAGTCCATTAAATATTTTTGATATTGAGAATCCATTTCCAGAATGGCTTGTACAGTATATTGAAGATCAAACTAAAGATGTTAATTGGCAGTTTGTAAGTGTACCGCCAGAACACGAAGACGGAGACAAATATAAAACTCCTGCACTGTTTACTGATGTTATGTTCTGTACACAAAGCAACATACTCGATGATCACAAAGAACTTACAAAGTTATTGCACACTGCATTGACTCGTGATATTATTCCTAATACAATCCCAGATGCAGAGATTAATCAAGTAACACGTACAAGACTTAATGGTACAGTACAAAACGTTTACTATGGCCCACACACTGATGTAAGCAACAACGAGCCCGGACTATGGACATTTGTTTACTATGTTAATGATGCAGACGGTGATACAATCTTCTTTGAAGAAGATGGCAAGACAGAGTTAACAAGAACAAAATACAAACGAGGAAATGCTGTTCTATTTCCTGCACACTATTGGCACACTATGGACTTGACTACGGTTCCGTTTCGTGTTACAATAGGTATGACATATTCAATAGAGACAAAACTAAATGGCTGATAGATTACCTTTAAAAGATATACTTGGTGCAATCGATATGAATGCAAAAGATGTATGGGACGAACTTACTGATGAACAACGTAAGTCTGTTAGTTTCTTTTTGCTTAATAGATATTGTAGTGTAGTTAAAGGTAAACGTGAAGCACAAGAACTTTCAGTATTCAAAACTAATGAATATTATAACAAGAACTATTTTACTATTGCAAAACATCAGAAACTATTGTGGCAACTACTTTGCATGACAGCAAACGAAAACAAGTCTATTCAGTATCATGAATGGATAGGTTACAAAAAGAAAAAAGGTGCTACTAATAAATCAGGTAAAGAACTTGAAAAGATATTTCCTAACATGAAAGCAGATGAAATACAAATGTTAGTTAGTATGAATAAGAAGAAAGATATAGAAAAATTTATAGAGGAATTCAATGGGCATAATTAAAAAGAACGGAAGACTGTTTACATTTGGTTGTAGCCTAACAAGATATCACTGGCCTACATGGGCAGATATCTTAGGACAAAGTTATGCTGAGTTTTACAACTGGGCTAACAGAGGTGCTGGCAATAGACAGATTATGGAACGGTTTAGTGAAGCATGTTTACGTCATGACTTTACAACTGAGGACACAGTTATTGTACAATGGACTGACTATCATAGATTTGATCATCACAAGAGTGATCCAGACTTACCTGAGAGTTGGTATCCGGGCGGCAACATATTTGTTGATAATCAAGCAGATCAGATTAAAGGCTTTGTAATGAATAAGTTGTGGGACGAACGTTCGTATATGATGCACTCGTTTAACTCTATACACGCCGCAGTAGCACTTGCAAGAACTATTAAAGCAAGAGTAGTTTTTATATTTGGTACTGACATGCGAGAACATTTATTACATGATCCGTATTGGGCACCTTACAAAAAGATTTTACAAAACAGTTATTGGATTGAAAAGGATTTATATAACTGGATGGTACAGATGCATGATAAACGTTTATCGTTCAAAGGTGCAAAGTTAGGTAACTTAGATGAGGAACCTACATTAGATTATCACCCAACGCCAATGATGTATTATGAATTCCTAATGAAACGCATTTCACCATTGTTAGGTGTAGGGATTGATAAAAAGTTTGCAGGCAAATATCAGAAAGTATTAGAGGCTACAGATGACTACAAAGATATCGGAAAAGCAATTCTTGAAGCAGGTTACGATACAAATAAAAGATACGCAAGGGGTTACTAACGTGTCAGATAAAAAGTTCGTATGTCAATATTGCAATACAGCATACACAAGAGAAAAAACTCTTATGGTGCATATGTGCGAACAAAAACGTAGAGCATTACAAAAGAACGAGAAACGTGTACAGTTAGGCTTTTATGCATTTACAAGATTCTATGTACTGTGTCAGAACGTTAAGAAAGAAAAGACTTATGAAGAATTTTGTAAGTCATCATACTATAACGCATTTGTAAAGTTTGGATCATTTGTAAACAATGTGCGTCCGTTATACCCAGAGAAGTATATTGACTATGTAGTAACAAGCGGAGTCAAACTTGATCATTGGTGTAGAGATGAACTGTATGAAAAATACGCAATTGGTATCTTAAAGAAAGAAGGTGTTGAAACAGCAGTAGAACGTTCAATCAAAACTATGATGGATTGGGGAGATGACCAAGAAGCACAATGGAATGATTATTTTAGATATGCAAGTCTTAACAGAGTAACGCAACATTTACGTGATGGTAAGATTAGTGCATGGCTTGTATTGAATTGTGCAAGTGGTAAAGAGATGTTATCAAAATTTAATGATGAACAACTTGGGATTGTATATGCTGTAATGGATCCACAGCATTGGGCATTACGTTTTAAACGTAGTCCAACAGACGTAGAATTGGTAAAAGAAATAGCACAAAAGGCTAACTTATGATTGACAAAGACGAAGAAAAACTGTATAATATAACTATGAACACACAAAACAATAATGAAATGATAGTGTCAAACCATGTTGGTGTTGACGGAGAAAGTGTAGATAGAATCTATGGAGACCCTAATAGTGGCAAGTATAGATTAGTTCAAAGAGACTACACTACCTATAAAGGAACCATTAATAAAAAAATGACTATGGTCAAAGGTACAGACGGTAATCGATTTAAGAGTCATGTGTTTGTTACACAAGATGATAGATGGTTTGATAGAGGCGGTTTGCCTATCACTAAACCAAACAATTTAGCAAATGAAACAGAAACAAAAGAAACAAAAGAAGAAGAAAAAAGTAGTATCGAAAAAGCGAGTGACTAAAAGAGAAATCGAAGGATACTACATTCCAGGAGATGGTACAATACAAACATTGTACAAACCCAAATGGTAATACTATACGGAATAATATTTCTATGTGTGTGTTACGCAATACCCGTATTCATGCTATGGTGCATGGACAAGGAAGAGCCTAAATAAAATGCCTGATATTGATATAGACTTTGCTGATAGAAACGTAGTGCTTGATAAGATTAAGCATCGTGTCGCTAAACTTGACACAGGCAAAAAACATAACACAGGTGTATACACAACTGAGGTTCCACACAATCCTGTGGACAACTTATCTACAATCGAACACAAGACTGCAGAAGAGCGAGGATATTTTAAATTAGACTTCCTCAACGTTTCGATATATAAAGATGTACAAGATGAAGCACATCTTATTAGACTCATGAAGAAGGAACCATTATGGGATTTACTAACCGCTCCAGAATTCAGCAAACAATTATTTCACGTAGGAGAACACAGTTACCTCCTAAGCAAACTAAAGCCAACAACGATACCGCAGTTAGCGGCAGTGCTGGCGATCATAAGACCAGCGAAGAGACATCTACAAGACCATGGCTGGGAACAGATACTACAAGAGGTGTGGGTAAAACCTGAAGACGGTTCCTACTACTTTAAGAAAGCACACGCAATGGCGTATGCCCAAGCAATCGTAGTTCATATGAACTTGCTCTGTGAGCAAATCCAAAAGTAATTATTTAGGCTTTTTTACTAATTGTACAGAACGTCTTTTCACTCTCTTGAGTGTAAGGTTCTTTAAGTTCACAGTTGGCCCGTGAACGATCTTTACGTCTTTACTGTTCATGTTAACCAATGCGTATCTAAACTTATCCATCTCTTTTCTCAAAAAGATGTTGATAGGGATCATGCGGTTACTTTCCCACCACCATGTTTCACCCATCTCTAAGAACACTGGTTGATGTCCATCTTGTAACTCTGAGTAAACGTACATGCTTGTAATAAAGTTATCCTGATTACAAACGATACCTACGTACTCATTGCCACCATATGTAACAACACTTAAAAACGGAAATTTATCTTCTATGTCTTTTCTTAACATCATATCCTATAAATAGTTATATGCAACTTATACCCAGATATTTAGTCAATGCCAAAACCACTCTCGTAGCAAATGTGACTACGGGCACAACAACGGAGTTAAGACAAGTGTACCAGAAAAACTTAAAAATTTTTAAAGGTATCGACAACATGTTGACCTTTGAAATAAAAAACAACGACAGTAAGCCTATAAGCATACTTAATACGTATACGCCACACTTTACAGCGTTCGATCATGCTAAAACACAAGTGCTTACTAAAATAGGAACAATTAAAGAAACATCAACGCCTAACTATAAAGGTCAGTTTGAAGTTAGTATTACTGCAAACGACTTATTAAACTTAGACGATCAGTTACTAACTTATACAATTTACTTGACTAAGGACAGTGACAACAGTGAAGTACTTACGTATGCTAACACCCACTTTGAGATGATTGGTACCATCGAGTTGCACGGTGAAGCATTCCCTGGACCGAAAGACACATACTCCGTTAGTTCTTTCACAGAGATAGAAAACACTGATCCTGTTGAATATAAGAGCGAACAGATCACAGCAGAAGCGGCACGTAATGGTAACGAAGCATTACATACTGCGGCAATATACTCAACTGACTTTATAGGTACAGTAACTATTCAAGGTAGTTTGGAAAACCAAAATCCAACTAATTGGGTAGACATTACAACTGTAAATTTAGAAAATCCAACTGACCCTACTCCAGTTAATTTTAATGGTGTGTTTTCATATTTGAGAACCAAATATACAACAACAAATTCTGGAACAATTGATAAAGTATTAGTCCGAAATTAGTTGACTTCTGATGCAAATGATACTATAATAGTATTATGAGCATTGTATTCGAGACACTACAGTTACATCTACCTACTAAGAAGAAAACTACTCCAAGTGGTTGGACTTCTTTCAATGCACCTTGTTGTGTACACAACGGAACCAATGCTGACAAAAGACAACGTGGCGGACTAATCAATAACGGCGAAGGTGGTATAAGTTATCATTGTTTCAACTGTGGCTTCAAAGCAAGTTGGGTTCCAGGCAGACAGTTAAGTTACAAAATGCGTAAACTGTTTCAATGGTTAAACACACCCGATGATGTAGTAACTAAACTTGCACTACAATGTTTACAGATTGCTGAAGTAGGTATTAGTAACGTTGAAATAAAACTTCCTAAGTTTGATATTAAAGAAT